CTTGACCACCTGTTCAACAGCGCGACTCGGCACGTGGTCATCTACGCCACCAACACGCCGGACGGGCGGACAGCTCGTCACGTGTTCCGACGCGAGTTCACACCGGACATCGCCGAGCGGTTCCTTGACTGGGAACTCAAGGCCGAGGAGCCGCCGCTTCACGAGGGCTTGGCGTCGTTCTTCGTTTACGGAAAGGCGGGGTTGTGAGACTGTCTGTCAAGATCATGGCGCACAAGAAGCGTGCGCACCGCATTCCCGAACTCGTTGAACGACTCGGGCTCACAGACGACGATGTGATCTGGGATCGCCGCAACGACCGATGGGACACCGGACGCCGCGCGTGGGAAGCCGTTGACCAGACGGCCGACTGGGGTATGGTCGTGCAGGACGATGCACTGGTAACGCGTGACCTTATCGCGGGGCTTGAGAAGGCCGCTATGTTCCTCCCGGAGCGCTGCCTTGTCTCTCCTTACACAGGTACGCGCAGACCGGTAGCGAGCCGGGTGGAGCGCGCGGTGCACGCCGCTCGTGCGGCTAACGCCTCATGGATTCGCATGCCGTCCCTCAACTGGGGTGTAGCGATCATGGCCCCTACGGACATCATTGCCAAGATGCTGCCGTGGTGCGACAAGCAGACCTATCCGAACTACGATCGTCGTATCGGTCGTTACGCCATCGACATGTTGCGACTGCCTACGTACTGCACGTGGCCGTCCCTGGTCGACCATCGGGATGATGACAGCCTGGTGGGCCATGGGCGTGGCCGCAAGGCGCACCAGTTCCTCGGTGAGGAGGTTTCGGCGCTGAGTGTGAAATGGGACAGCACCTATGTCGACCTCTCCCCTAAGACCGTTGTAGGGCGCAGGTTCCCGAAACGGCCCGTTGCCAGCATGCTTAACGCGAAACCAGCAGATGAGATCTCCGGTGTACGCAACTCACGCGTGGCAAGTAACCGACAGAAGCCCGCGACGACACTCCGTGTACCTCGGGCCGGTACTGCAACTGACGTACCCCCGAAGCGCCCGGTGTAGCCTCACGCAAGCGGTACACTGATCAGCACGGGGGTTGACGATGGCGATAGCGCAGTATACGGACAAGTTCTGGTACCCGGATGGCACGCTGGCAACGGGCGTCGCTGTGCGCATCTTCCCCCTAAGTTCCAACATCCTGGCCCCGTTGTTTGCCAACGCCGCAGGTACTATACCGATGGGCAATCCGTTGACTACGAGCGGAACGGGAACGGTGTCGCTCTTCGCCGAAGAGGGCGAATATTGGATGCACGCCGATTCGGAAAGCTTCCTCATCAGCGTCGGATCACCACGAGTTGACCCGCAGGAACTGGCAGCGGCCACGCTGTCGACCGGCATCGTCGCAGGTGGATCAATGAGCACGAATGTCGTGAGCCCTTCCGCCGTTGATATTGCTCCGTTTACGGCGTACGTCACTGACTTCACTACCGATCCGTTCACGCCCTCCATTACTCGTGTGACATATCCAGGTGGAACCATTGAAATGGACGCCGGAGCGCTCGCGCGCACCGCAACGGCGTGGCTGATGGACGTGAACCAGGTGATCACGCAGCAGGCTACACCGCCGTCAAACACGCAGCGCCGTACGCACATCTTCATCGGAGTCACTGCACAGGTCGGAGGCACGATCGTTGTTGATCAGTCACTACCTGTCATCATGCAGCAACCGGCGAACCAGCTTACCGACCTCTTGACGTCGCTCGGAGCTTTCAGTATCTCCGGAAACGAAATGACGCCGAACGGGGCTAATCTCCGTATCAATCACGCTGCGGGCGAAATGTTTTCGCAAGCATTCAACCACTTCGTTGGCCCTGTGCAGACGAATGACCCGCACGTTTCGACGACCATTGCGCAGGCTCCGGCGAACTTCCGGTACTGCACACGAGATGTAACAGTGCCGTTCGGGGCGCTTCGCGACACTATCGACGTTGCGAACTACGACGTCGGCGGCGTCGTCACGCCGATCGGCGGCGGCGCGAATACCTCAACGATTCATCGAGTGTGGGTATTCGCGAACAATGATTCTGATAACCAAGTCGTCATACAGTACGGACAGTCAACGTATTCGAGCCTTTCGAACGCGGTGAACGCAATCGGTGCAGGAACGTTCATCCCGAATCCGTTGACACGTGCCGCAGCACTCCGCTGCTACATCGCCGCCACTCGGACCGCAACAAACTTGTCCGACCCCACTCAGGCGATCATTGTCCATGCCGGTAAGTTCGCGACACCGTAAGGGGGTCTCATGCCAGTTATCAACCCTATCGAATCGGCAGCAGTGGCGGGAGGTGCATCCTTCGGGCCGTGCCAGGCATGGGACTTGTCGTGCGCGAATTTCCCTGATGAGGTGGAACCGGAGCTTGAAGCCACCGCCGCCATGATCGCCACCGAGATTCTATGGAATCGCACGAAGCGACAGTTCGGTCTGTGCTCCGTGTCGCTCCGGCCGTGCCGGAAAGACTGCCTGCCCGCAGGGCCTTGGATTCCGCAGGTCGGGGGCTGGTACGACTTCACGGGCTCATCGTGGCCGTTCCCGCAGCCCGCGTTGATCGGGGGCGCGTGGATCAACATCGCGTGCGGGTCGTGTTTCTCCGACTGCTCGTGTTCGCACATTTCGGAGGTTCGCCTTCCGTACCCGGTGGCTGCGATTACCGAGGTCAAGGTTGACGGCGTGGTGCTGCCTCCCACGGCTTATCGCGTGGACAACTACAACCTGTTGGTGCGCATCGATGGCGAAGAGTGGCCGCGATGCAACGATATGAACCTTGATGACACGGAAGTTGGTACGTGGTCAGTTACGGCTGATTACGGGCAGGACGTTCCCGAGCTGGGCAAGCTCGCGGCGGGTCAGCTCGCGGTGGAAATCGCCAAGCGCTGTATCAACGCCTCAGGATGCGTGCTGCCCTCGGGCACCGTGCCGGAGGTTACGCGCCAGGGCGTTAAGAAGGTGTTCTTCGATTCGGAGACGGCGTTCAAGGGCGGCATGACGGGCATGTACTGGCCTGATCTGTTCATCAAGACATTCAACCCCTCCGGTACTGGACTGGCTAACATCTTCGACATCGACGGTCCGAAGCACCGAAGGGTGGGCACTGCCTGATGGTCTTCACGAACGCGAATCCGTTCGCAGGTTACGAGCTTGCCGAGCACCTGCGCGACTGCATCCTGCCTTATTTGGAAGGCACAACCACGGGTCTTCCGAGTCGGGTGTGCATCAATACAGGTGAGATCGCTTGGGATGACTGCGAGTGCGGACAGCTCGTTGTCTCGCTTGACCGCCCATACGAGTCGGGGCAGTTCCCAAACCCTTGGGACGCTACCGAGAACTCCGGCACTCGCAAGTGCGGCGCACCGCTGTTCGTGTTCCAGTACACGGTGTCGATGCTCCGGTGCTCGCCCACAGGTGACGACTTGGGCAACCCCCCGCCGTGCTCCGAGGTTGACGCTGCGGCGCGTGTAGCTATCGAAGACGCTTGGGCGGTCCGTGCCGGACTCATGTGCTGCCTGTGTGCAGGCTCCACACGCACCAACGGCGTGAAGCTGTTCGACCGGTACACGATCGGACCGCAGATCATGGTGGGTCCCATGGGTGGATGCCAAGGCTCAGCGGTAACCGTGCAGATCGGTGTCCCCAACGGTGGCTACCCCTGCGACATCAGTTAGGGGGATCAGTGGCAACGTCGAAAGTCCGTAACTCCACGAACTACGGCAATATCCGTGTACTCATGACTTCTCCCTCTTCCGGCGTGGTCATGAACCTCCGCGCGCGCGCACTCGCCACGCAAGCAGCTGCGAAACGCAGGCTCAACGCGAACCCGAGGCGCATCGACACCGGCATGCTGGTCAACTCCATTCAGATTCGGGAGTACATCCGCAACGGTGCTATTGTTGAGCGGATCGGTACCGATGTCGAGTACGCCAACTTCGTGCACCAAGGCACTCGGTACATGGAAGCGAACCCGTTCCTCGTTGACGGACTTCGGGAAGGCTTCAACCAGTTCTCTTAGACAGGTGACATCATGACCCGTAAGAGCTTTACTACCCAGAAAGAACCCATCGAGTTCGACATCGACAATGAGGTGTTCAACCTCAAAGCGAGTGTTCCAGCTGGACGGATGACCGAGCTTTCGCGTCTCGCGGGGGAAATGCAGGCAGCCGCGAAGGCACCGGCAGAGGCGCAGGCAGACCCGCGTATCGCCGAGTTCTCCCGTCTTGCGACGGAAATCAAGGCACTTGTTGCCCCGGATGGGCTTGAACCCGTCAACCCGGCACCGCTTGC